CGTCCTCCCACTTTGCCCTACAGTAGGAGAAATCAATCTCATACCATAATTATCAAAGTCATCACCCAATAATTGCCAAGTAGCATTATTCTGAAATACAACTATTGTGTCTTGAAAAGGAATAATCTCCGTAATAAAATCTTTTTCTTTAGTTATTTTCCCTACAGGATAACCATACTTAAAACAGTTTAAATCGTAGTCAAATGGAAAACTCTCTCCATCTTCGTTTTTGCTTGGATAAACTGTATTGGCATCAGTGTACGGAGCAACATTGGGAATATCAGGACAGCCTGCTAAATAAATTGTGTCGTGTAGAGCACAGATAAATGAGGCTGGTGGTGGTTCGTGGTTCCCCAGTGGACAAGTAGGGTCTGTCTCATCTTTGCCCATCTCCAAGCCCAAATCATCATTTTTGATATTATCAGTCCAAGAGGTATCTGTATTATTTTGAATTTCTTTTACTAATTGCCACATTGTAGATATAGGAGTAAGTTCACTATCAATTGAACCACCCACACGATAAATCCGTCTATACATAATATCATTGCCCTCATTTTCATTGGCATCGGTAACCGTTAGAATATTTGACAAGACAATTTGTTTATCGGTAACAGTTATCTTTACTGAAGTTGGAGAAGGATGACTTTCGTGCATGGTGTTTTTGTTATAAAAAGTATAGCAATAGAAAAAGTCGCCCTTTAAAATACCTCCTACCCCTTCCGCTACCGTCGGGGGATTAGCAGGTCTTTTAAGACCCATATTCCAGACTGTGATGCCATCATATCGCATACAGGCATCATTCCCGTTAACTGCCAAATAGTATTTTAACCATTGCTGGAAATTAGTCTTTGCGTTATCCGTTAAGCCTTCTTTAATTATTGTAAGTTCTCCAGTTGAATCATCGCCTTTATAAATTTTTGTTCCTGCACTGACTATCTGTAATTTGTTGCCAGTAGGATAATAGTATCGTCCAAGCCCTGAAACTGCCTTAACTGTCTCTACTTCTTTTATTTGCACTGGAGATGAGCCATAAGCAGAAGAACCAAATCGTTTGACAAGAATACCTTCTTTTGAATAGGAAAAATTTTGAACATCAACATTTTCCCCAGGGTCTACCAAAAAGGTTGGGGATTTAGTATTGAGTCCACTTGTTAAATGCGAAGTATATTGGAACTCACTCATATTAACCTCCCCCGGCAGGAGGAGTAAGGGGCTCATCAATCTTGTCAATTCCCGAATATTTTGCAACTATACCATTAACTGTATCCTCATAGCTCCTTAAAAGCCCATCTCCCTGAGTATCACCGTGTATCGCAAAAGCTTCTCCAGCCACTTTTTTCTCAATAAGACTATGATGTGGACTTGTAATTTCTGGTGTATCTTCACCCGCCACTAATGCTACAGGCTCTCTAATGTTCATAATCTCAATCCCGTTTAAGGCATTCTCAGAGGGCACTGGTTTTACATTTACCTTCTCTCCCCAAAGCCAAGAAAATGGGGAGTCGGCAGTAGCATTATAATAAGAGGAATCCTTAGCCTTTTTAATGTCTTTTATGGGGACATGAAAACATCCTACACCATTCAATTCAATATTGACAACTTTCAAGATTTCAAGTGAGGTTACCCTTGCCCAAAAGCCCCACCTATCACCCACAGTGTAACCAGTAATTCCATCAAAATCAACAGTAACTCCATTGCTTAATGTTTGAACTTCTTCAGTCATATTTACACCCGTTGTCCAGGTTATCCCACCATCTTCAGACCATTTAAAAACATTTGGACTGGTAGCACCACCCGTAGTTATCTCTACTCTAAAATCCATATCAGAAATTCCAGTAAAAATTCCACCAGTATCCATCTCATCTTTCCCTGCACCAACAAAAACTGCACCTTCTATTCCAGCTACAGGTTTCAAAGAATATTCCGATTGACCAGCTACCACATTATGTTTTTTAGTAACCTGCAATTTAGGTAAGCGGTCTGCAGGCAACCTTAAGGCAAGGTCGGTCTGAGCATGGTTTATTTCCACAGTAAGATATTCATCAGTCCAAAATCCCTCTACTGGTTCTTTTAAGATTACCCTAATATTAAAAATCAATTCACTTAAATCTTTTGCCATTTCACACCCTTGCCCAGAAACTCCAATAGTCATCTTTGGTATGACCAGTGGTAGTATCAAATTTAATTGTTACTCCATTATTCAATATCTGTTCTCCGCCAGTAATGTCTGTTTCTATTGACCAGGCTGTTCCACCATCATCAGAATATTTAAACTTGTCAGTAGCTCCCTCTGTGGTTATTTTCACCCTATAATCCATATCAAAAAGTCCCACAAAAACTCCTCCAGAAGTAGCATCGTTTTTCCCCACACCCGTAAAAATAGCATCCTCTATCCCAGGCACTTCAGAGGCAGGAACTTCAGTTAATTTCTCACCAAACTCAATAAATGCTTCTATATACTTTCTGCATTGTAAAATACCCTCTTCCACTCTTTGTCTGTATGAAGTTAAATCTTCCAAACCCCTTTCCTTTACCAAATAAAAAGCATAATTAAATATAAGGGTAGAGAATAAAATAGGAACATCTATTTTATCAAGGTCATCGGATAAATAGGGTGGTGTTTCAATGGTTGTCAATAGGTATTTGAGTTTATTCGCATTTGACAATTTAAAAAGATTTCTCATTCTATTATAAAAATCCTTTCCCTGCCACCATCTTATCCTATTTAAACAATAGTCTATGCTTTTATTTGTATATCTGTTTAACTCTCCCTCTCCCCAGAAAACATCTTCTATATTTTCAGTTTCTCCAATTCGCTTTTTTAGCTCTGCCCTGAAGTCTTTTAATGAGGTTTCCTCAAATGCTACTGACATTTACTTTCTCCCCTTAGATGCATCTATCATATCCTTAATTCCCTCTACAGTTATATAGATTATAACAACAATTACAAGTAATTGACCCTGTATTTGAGATGGAATTTTTAATCCTAACTGCTCATTTAATACTACACACAAACTTACCAAAATAGTTAGCCATAACTTTCTACTTAAAAGCTTCTTCCACATATTACTCACCCTCCTTTAAAATTTAACCTTAATTAAACTAGCATACAATCCACCCTTTATTTTTGCTTTCTCAAAATTATATCCAAGCCAGCCTCCAGCGGTAACATTTATAATCTTTGCCCATTTGTATTTCAAGCCAAACCGCTCCAAATCTACCAGTTTTATCCCTCCAGCCAGCAGGCAAGCACCCCCTACTGCTCCAACCTCAACAGCAAATATGTCAACAGAAAGTATCTCTGAAGAAACCCCTTCTTTTAAATCCTTGTCAACAAAGCAATAATAAAATCCCCCTTTTGCATCGGGTAGATTAACTTTTGTTTCACTGGCTAATGCTGGCATAGAAATCAAAATGAGACAAAATACCATTAACAACTTTCTCAATAGTTTCACCTCCTCTATTAAACTTGCTTTCCTTTCAGCATATCGATAAACAATTTTATTGCTTGTAACCAAAGACTGCTTTCCACTTTCTCTTTGTATTTAATCTTCAAACTTCTAACCAATCCCAAAATTAAATCAATTGGATTAAACATTTTCTTAGTCCCTCTTTCTACCATTTATAGATTGAACCAATATTTTCAGTTCCCTCACAAGTGCATTGTTTTCTTTTGTCACCAATGTATTTTCTCTAACTAATGGCTCTAATCTAACCACCACATAAGTGCATAAAGAAGCTGGAAAGCCAATTGCTCCTATCCACTTTAGGATTTCTTCCATTTATTCCTCCTTTCCCAAAAAGAATAAACTTCCTCCTATTGTATTCGGGTAATTATCACATCTTTATCCATCTTACCAAAACATTTTAACCCCTCAAGGAACTTTTTTTCAGGCTTTTTTGAGGTAGAATAAAGCCCATTAACAAACTTTATAACCTTGCCCTGTGATGGTCTAAAGATAATAAGCAAATTCGTTTTATTTGCCTTATACTGCGATAATTGTCCCTTCTCTACCATTATCTTCTCTCCTTAAAATCGGGGAGGGTATTCACACCCTCCCCCACCTCCGCAAGTTTATGCTGCTTCCTCCAATCTCATTACCGTATGGTTTAGAGAATTCGCTAAAAATGGCGCACAATGCCCAAAATACATATCTCTTATTCCACCCACTGTTTCTTTTTCCTTGTTTTGCAGATTCGTTATTAACTTATTATCCTCATCTGCAAAATAAACATACTCTACACAATCCATATCAACAACTACTGCTAAATCCCTGTAGTCATTGATAAATAGTGGGTGATAAACCATTTTTAGCATTCCAAAGGGTGAACGGTAATTCCAAATCTCTATCCCATATTCCCTACTTCTTTGGTTATCTACTACCAACTTATCTTTAGCAAAAGAAGTAAGAAGAGAAACAAGCATTGCTGAAGCAAAACATACCTTGTTATCTCTATCGCCATAGGCAAAGACTACAGGTAGAACATCCTTGTCCCATATTGCTTCTGTTAATCCCGCAAGTTTAAGGTAATTGCTTTTAGCTGATTTTGCGAGAATTGACAGAACTCCATCACAAGTCGCTATCCGCTTGGTTGTCCCATCTGCCAAGAGTTGGTCAACATAAGCACCAGTCCCAAACCAGAAGGCTTTTTCAATTTTTTCTATTTGCTCTATCCCCATTTTCTTTGTTTCATACTTCCTTCTGTCCTCTCCATACATCTTATGCTTGAGCTCCTCATTAGATAGCTCAATGATTGTATGTATTTTTTGGGTCCGATTGTAAACCATCTCTTTTTTGGTGATTTTACTATCTCCACCTTTTTCACCCTTTTCGGGTAGAGCATTAGAGACAATTAAAATTTTGTCTGCTGCTGTCCCTGCTACTTTGGGGAAACCTTCAGGGGGAGACCCTGCACTATACCCCCATTCCCTTGTTACATTTAATGTATCTGTCCCTGAAAGGCTTCTAACATACATTCTCTCTTGGGTTTTTGCATTTAAGATTAAGTCACCTGCTTGGAAATACTCTATGTGGTCAACAGTTATTGCAGTTGCATCAACAAGATAGTCTGCCTTTACTGTATCCCATTCTGGCAACTTCTCGTCCTCAAACAGACGGAATTCAATAGAGTCAACCCGTCTTTTGGGAAGCTTTTGCAGCAACACATTAAACGGCGCAATAGACGGTTTCAAAAGCCACATCTTTTTAGACACATCTATTATTAGTTGATTGGCATTTACATCTGTTATTCCCGACATACCACTAATTATAGTAGGCATCTATTTTCCCCTCCTTTTTAAATTCCTCTTTTTGTTTTTAGAATGTCATCAAAGTAATCGCCTTGACCCATGACAGAGCCTCCAGAAGATGTCTCTAAATGTGGAGGAAGGTTCTTGGATGCCAATTTGAGCAGGTCAGGGAAGACTGAAAGCATATACAATTCAACCGCATCTAATCCACTCTTTCCATCTCCTTTTACTGGTGCACCACAATTACTGCAGACATAGTTGGCGCTGTCTGCCTTCTCATCAAGTATTTTCTGCATTCTGGGGTAATATTTCTCAACAGCAGGAAGACCCTTATCGCTAACAAAAGTTTCCAATTTGTCCAATTCCTTCTCATACTGTATTGTGTCAATTGCACCAGTCTTACCCTCTAATGCTTCAATTCTCCTTACAAGTTCAAGGTCTGTTTTGGGCATTCCCCCTTCTTCGGGATATTTATCTCTCATCATTTTTGCCCAAGTCTGAAATTCTGGCCATTCCTGTAAACTTGTAAACTTATCTTTAACTTCCCTCAGACCATCTAACTCTGCCTTTTCCTCCTGTCTCTTTTTGGTATACTTCCCCTGAATTTCTTTATACCAATTCTTCTTCATTTCATTGTCTACTGCAGACAAATCAATTTCTTCCCCCGTAAGACTTTCTTCTGCGGGAATTATCTCTTTCTCCTCTCCTCCTCCAAAAAAGGTCTCTACTTCTCCCGCTTCAGAATTTACCTTTCCCTCTGCCATTTTACTCCTCCTTTTAGGATTATTCATCTATTCAAATTGTTATAGATGAATTCCTGTAGTTTTCTAAAGAAGGATTATATAACAAGCCTCTCACGGTTATTGTTATAGTCCTCTTTCCGTTACTTCCCCACCTTCTACTTCTGGTGTTCCTCCTGCCAATGCCACCCTCATCTCATCATCAATTCTATCTACAAATTCGGGTGGTGTTATTGCCTCTATTTCCCCTCTAGCTCTTGTTAAAATCTCATTAACCTTAGCCTTCCACTCTCCTTCATCAGTTATCTTTTCCTCTCCCTCAACTTTTTCCCCTTCTACTCCTTCCGCTGGTATTTCTTCTGCTCCCCTTCTACTCACAATTTCTCTAAAGGCATCTGGACTTAATCTTGGCATATTATTCCCCCCCCTCCTCTAATTTTTTTAACTCTCTCTCCGCAACTTTATTCTCCTGTTTTGCAAAGCTAAGAGTATTAAGAATTGTTTCCAAAGCAATCAATATTCCTTGTATTCCTTTTAATTCTTCCTCTTTACAATTTCTTAATTTCTTATATAATCTTTCTATCTGGTCTCTAAATATCTTTTCTATTAAAACCCACCCTTCAGTGTTCATGGTCTCAATGATTTTGCTTGTATTTCTCACTACTTCTCTTTGTATTTTCTCAAATGTTCTGTTTTCTGTCATTTCGCCCTCTTTCTCTCTTTATATTTTGCAAGAAAGGATTTTCTTGTGGGTTTCCACCCATGTTTGAATGCTTCGTGCATTCTCATCCCTTTTTCTCTTGCCGTTTCACTGTCATAACAATAACTCTTACCGGTGTCCGTATTTTCCATGCAAAACTTTCTGCCTTTTTTAAATTTGCGATATGGCATTATTTTCCCTCCTATGAAGTTACCCTTGCACTCATACTCTTTGCAAGAGAGATTGGGTTGACATTTTCAGGTCTTAATGATTTTTTAGGCACAATTCCAGTAATTGGCGGTGCAATCTCTTCTCGTTGCTTCTCAATGGTTAACCCTTCTTCTTCTGCCCCAGCCGCCTTTAATGCTTCTAATAATTTTTGTGCTTCCTCTGGTGATATGGCGGGTGATGGTTTTTCTTCAACTAATATCTTTTCAGGACTTCTTTCTCCCATTGTTTCGGTCATTCTTTTAATCAATTCAAAGTAATTTATATAAACGATAGTGCCATCTGGTTTCTGTATTTGTGGTGGTAAAGCCATCATCAGGTTAAAATATTTTAAGAAGTTTAATCGCCTTATCTGAATATTCCCTATTCCTTCTTCTGATGAACCAGAAGCACGAAAAGAGAAATCACCAATTATTTCAGCGGGAGTAAAGGTTTTCCAATTAAACTTGTTTTTCCCTAAAATTTCCCTAACAGTTATCTTTTTCAAATATTTCTGATTATAGAAACTCATCATCTCACCAATCTCTTCTATCCCTAAATCATTTTTCAATTCCCCATCCCACTTGAATTTGGTAGAGGCAGCCTGCATTAAGGTAATCATCCCTGCTGCGGTTTCTTGTCTTTGTGGCAATGCTCCCTGTATAATGGGTTGAATGCCTAATGTGTTCCTTACTGTATTTCTTACTCTCTCTATCTCCATTGGTAATTCTCCCGTCACATATGGAATTTTAAACTGGGTAACTGCTTCTGGGGTATCGTAAAAAATATATCCATTAGGGCGGGCAACTAACTGCGAAAGGTCAACCCCCGCATTATTCAAAATCCCCCACATTGTATTTACTATCTCATCAATATTATCCTCATGCAGGTTTTCCTTTTTATTTATGTTGTATTGTAAATCAAAAATAGGCTCAATAAGTCCTATCCCATAAACTTCATTAGATAGTGGCAAGTCGGGTAAATAAATAAATGGTTTCCTACCATCAAAAACCTTCTCATTGTTTTCTATGAGGCGCAGTAAAACACTATCATTAACTACCGTTGCTATGTATTGTTTCTCTACTTTTTCTTCTTTATCTATTTTTAGGTATCCATAATATTCTATAACTTCTGGTTCAATTGTAGTTATGTCCTTTGAATACCTGGTATCATGTTTATACCATCCGTTAGTTGATATTTCCCTTGTGGTATCCTTAATTTTCTCATAATCATCTTCTGAAATATCATAACTCCTTAAAAGCTGTTGTAATGTTTTCCTGTATGTGCATCCGCAATAATCAGCACTATAAACCGAAGTAGCTCTTGGCTGGATAAAACTATCCTGTAAATTCACATTGTCAAATGTGGGATATAAATAATTTCCCCTTATATATGAGGGAACTACTTTTAAAATTGAGGTCCCCTGAATTTTGCAATCTCTTATGAAATTCGAGAACTTTAACTTGAACTGGGCTCTTTTCTGGGAAAGTTGATAATCAATAACTTGTTCCATATTGGGAGCATTTCCTTCATCATCTCGTCCTTCTGGTAATATTCCTATTAAGGGAGAAACAGAAAGCAAGGACAAAACAACTATGGGGACTACCGTCTCTACCATCTCAAATGACATTGGGATAAAAATATTGTTTTTCCAGGGCACTGTTTCATCTTTTTTCTGATATGATAAATAATATTGATTACATCTATCCCATATCTTTCTTTGAGATTTAGTAGCATCATAAGAAATTCTTTTTCTCTGAGTAATTATATCAATTATTTCCTTCTTCTTGTCTTCATCCAATATCTTTGAAATATCTAATGTATTATTCATCTCTCCCCCATTATATCACAAAAAATCTCTTTTGTCAATATCCTGTCCTTAAAAAAGCATTTCTCTGTTTTTCCAAAGAAGTATATAGAGGGTCATATCCCCCCTTGTATCGCCATTTTAACTTCTCCGGGTCGTGATAGTAAGCCCTAATAGAATTTATATATCTTAAACAATCAATTAAATGGTCTTTGTCCTGTGGTAAGTTTCTAAACTTTGACATTTCTGCAATAAAATTCTTACATCTCCTAAATACAAATAACTTATTCTTTTTTAATAATCCCTTAATCCAGGTTATCCCCACATCCCTCCTATCTCTCCTCGCCGGAGTTATTGCACCAAGTCGCTTTCTAAATTCATCTAAATAAGATATGTTGGTTAGAGGATTTCTTTCTGTTGCCTGTGAATCAATTGTTGTCTGTTGAAATCTATGTCCTTCTGATTTCTTCTTTATCTTCAGGGAAAGGTCATCAACTATCATATTAGGTTCGTAAAGTTCATCAAACACAATAAAGTTCTCATCTCTATCTATCGCTAAAAATAATATGCCTGTTTCAGCTACCGAATGTGGATCCATTCCTCTATATTTTGTATATTTATCATTTGGTAAATCAAATTCATCTATAATTTGGGTTTCTTTGTTGAAGTCAGTAAATATCAATCCCATTAAAAATTGCCATCTTCCGTATATCCTTGCCTCTATTTCATCAGGACGAAGTAATGCAATAAACTCATTTGTCATCTTCTCTGATGAATATTTGTTCTCTAATCGTGTCCAGTTGAAGGTTGCTATATTCTTATTTGTTCCTCCATTCTCTACTGCCGCCTGATAATATTCATCAAAAAGATACCCTAACTGGTCATAATTTACTTTGCTTGTAACATCTTCAATGGGAGTAAAGTTAAAGACACATTTACAGTTTTCATTCATCAATCCCCTGATAGAGGCAATTATAGCTGCCCTTTTAGGTGGTTCATCAAATAATAAATATTCACCCTTCCATCCCTCAAACAACTTATCATCCTGCTCATTGCTCATAAAATCCAGCCTACTACCATTATGTAAAAGCATATAAGAAACTACTCCCTGCTGGTTTTTCCTTTTCTCCCTAATCTGATTGTCAGGTAGCATCTCCCTCAACTTTGGATAAATTACTTCCCCAATTGCCTTTACAAATGAATTCCCCACAAGCCTGGCCCTTATTGGTGGCTTCGGAAAGTTTGGTTGGTAGTGATTGTTTCCCGTCAAACATAAAACTAAATCATATAAAGAACTGTGGGTCTTGCCACTAAAATTTCCCCCCAAAATCATCCTTATCAACTTTTGAGACTCTAAAAATGACTTCTGATATCCCTGTGGAACAAAGTATAAAAACGGGCTTATCTCCTTATCAGTTTTTAAGAGCCCCAAGAGATGGTCTAATCTCTCTTGCTTTCTCTGCCTCTCCAGTGCCGTCAATCTCCAACTCCTTCAAAAGTTCACTTACCTCACCTATAATTTGCTTCCGTTGGTCAACAGTGATAGAAACAACTGGTGGCTCTTTAATTATCCCTTCAGTCTTAAGGACCAGTTCTAACGCAGATTTCTTTAAATATTCTGACTTCGTTTGCTTCAATGCTTTCACTAATTCCTCATAAACCAAATTCTTAAGGTGCTTCCTAAGTAAAAAGCAATATTCAGAGATTACCCTCGCTAACTTAAATCTCTTATACATAACCGTCTTTATAGGCATACCTAAAGTCTCTGCTGCGTTGCTCGGTGAAAAGTCAGAGCAGAAACAGTCAAGAAACTCCACATCTTCCTTCTCTAACTTGTGTTTGTTTTTTAAATATCTCAAAATCTTATCAGTGAAATCCATTTGAAAGATATTATATCACATTTTTGTCAGTTTGTCAACCCCCCCCC